CTCTTGTTGGTCCTCGTCTTCGCAGGTAACAACTATCATTAGCTCCTTAGCCTTGGCAGCGGAAGGAGTGCTTGAAATCTCGTCAACACCTCCATTCATTTTTTTCATCATTTTTTCAAATTCTTTATCCGTATAACCTATGGAATCTAGGTCAACATCATTGCTAATTAGGGAGTTTATATTATCCGCAAGTTGGTAGTCGTCCCATTCTGATAGTTCGTTTGTACGGTTATCTGCGATTGCATATGCCTTTGCCTGGGTGTCGTCCTCTTCTATGACTACAGCGGCAATAAATTCTCTTTTCAAGGCTCTAGTAGCCATAAGAGTTCCGTTACCTGCTCTACATATTAATTCATCTCCCCTTCTTTGGACGACTATAGGTTTTCTTTGCTTGAATTTACGCAGAGAGTTTTTTAAGGCTTTAAGGTTTCTGTCAGGATGTTTTCGAGCGTTTTGGTCGTCGAGCTTAATTTCGTTTACGCTGATAACTAAATCATCTAATTGGGGGTCTATATACTTTGGTGCTGTCATGATTGCATTTCCTTTAGTGCTTGTAAGATATCTTTGTTATCGTTGAATTTATCTAGAGTCTTGACCTTATAAAAATGCACCCACTTTGGGTTTGCAAGATTATGTTCTATAACGATGGCACCATTAATAATCATGCACTTCTGGCAACTACCGCACCCATTGTATAAAGGGATATTAGGGAATTTATCTTGGAGAGCCTTATGCCTTCTTTCCCTAAAGTTTATCTGGGTGTAGCAACTGGAGGTGAGATCTAATATACCAGGGCAATTTTTTACCATGTATTTTGCTATTGATAGATCGGTAAGACCTACTAGAGGTCCGTATGGTATGAGATCGATTTGAGGAACATCATATTTTATTCTTTTTTCAAAAAGGTCAAATACATCTCTTCTGTCTGTAAAGAGTAGGTCGCCACTATCTTTTTTAAGGCCGAAATATAGTTTAGAAGCTCCAAATTGAATCATATAGGGCAAGGCAATACCTGCGATAAGCTGCTCTCTGGTGCCTATATTATGTCCTGAGCGATTAACCTTGATTGAGTTTTTAGTTTCAACGATATGATATTGGCATCCTAGAAAGTTGGAGGTTTTCTCTACTGCTATTTTCTCATAATGGGATTCTGATTTATTTATATTTGGAATATAGATATTGAGAATATTTTCTGGCTTTATTCCTGATTCTATGAGCTTAATAGCTAGGTATACGCAATCTTTGCCGCCTGAGTAAGCTATGGCTACTTTTTTATCATCAAATGTATAGTCAATCTTTTTGTTTTCGGAAGCTTTGGATGAAGAGGGCGTTAGGAAGTTTGGCGTTTTATTATGCTCTTTGAAATACATGCTAATGATATCTATCAATTCGCCTGATAGATTCTTGTGAAACACCCGCCCCTCAAGGGAGCAAGAGTGGTAGTAGGTTAGGCATGTTTCATAAAATAACTGCTTATACCAGGCTGGGATTTCAAATTCAAAACCTATAGAAAGCCTTTGAGCTGCTTTTGAAAACTCTAATTGCATACCAGATCCTCTTTCGGCGGGTGGTAAACTGTTGCTGCATATGTAATCCAGGCAGTTACATTTCCACCAGTATAGATATCTGCCTTTCTGGAAATAGCATCAAAGTCTTCCTTAGAAATCCTTATTGAAACGTTTTTTTCCTTCAATTGGTTGCCCTCCTATATATTTGAAACCAGTTAAAATAAATGGTATAGAATGTATTGCATAAGCAAAATAATTCATTTATACCTTTTTTTCCATATAAAATGATCAACGATAAGTAAAAGTTTGAAAAGGAAAGAACATGGCTAAAGGTGAGAAAAAGGCTACTAAGAAAAAAGTAGCAAAGAAAAAAATAGCAAAGAAAAAAATAGCAAAGAAAAAAGAAGTAGATAAAAAAGTGGTCAAAAAGAAAATGGGAAGACCAACAAAATATAGAGAGAGTTTTTGCGAGGATTTAAAAGAGCATATGGCTGGAGGGTTATCGTTTGAATGTTTTGGTCCAGCAATAGGCGTTGCTCAATCATCGGTAGAAAATTGGATAAAAGTTCATGAAAAGTTCTTGGGGGCCAAAAAAGAAGGATTTGCATTATCTAGGGATTTTTACGAGAAAGTTGGTCGTCAAGGTATGCTTGGAAAAATACCAGGCTTTAATACTACTGTTTGGATTTTCAACATGAAAAACAGGTTTATGTGGAGAGATAAGCACGACATTACCAGTGGTGAAAAGTCATTAGCGCCAGTTGAAGAGATGTCGGATATTGAGCTTAACCAAAAAGTAATAATGGCTTTAAAAGTGGTGGAGAGAAATGAATCTAGATCAAGCAGTAGAAATTCTAAAGGAAAAGAATAAAAGGGAAGCCAGAAAAAAGCAGATTGAGGCTGTAAGAGATAGTCTTTTGGATTTTATTTGTATGATGAATCCAAAGTACCAAGTTAACTGGCATCACAAAGCCATATGTGATCGTTTATCTAGTCTTAAGTATGAGACAGGTAAAAAGATAATGCTCTTTGTTGGTCCCCAAAGAGGAAAATCAGAGATAGTATCAAGAAACTTTCCCGCTTGGTGGTTAGGTAATTTTCCATCGTCGAAAAATATCCTTTCTTCCTATTCAGGTAGTTTAGCAAATTCATTTAATAGGGATGCCCAAGATATAATGTCACAACCTGAATATTTAGAAATATTCCCAAATACTATTACTGGAGCCTTTGATAAAAGCCTTAAGTCAACACAAAATGAATGCCAAACAAGCAGTAAGGGATATTTATTTTCTGTAGGCGTTGGCGGTTCTACTACTGGTAGAGCTGCTGGTGAAATTAGTAGCGGAAAAGAGGATAATGTATCGCCAGGTGTATTTATATGTGATGACCCTGTTAAAGATTTGGCAGAGGCATTCTCTGAAACCTTTAGACGAAGAAAAATGGATTGGTGGCAGTCAGTAGTAAATACAAGGATTCACGGAACCTCGCACACTATCCTTATGCACACCCGTTGGCATCAGTTAGATGTAGCAGGCCAGATATTGGCCGATGGCGCCGATGGTTGGGAAATTATTTCTTTTCCAGAACTTGGACCAGATAAAGAATATAAAAACGAGTACGACCCAAGAGTGGGAGAAAACGAGCCTCTATGGCCAGAAGAAAAGGGTGGTTATGACGAATTAATGAAGGTGAAGGAAACAGTAGGTAGCTATACTTTCTCTGCACTTTTTCAGCAAAAGCCAAAAGTTCAGGGCGGGAATATAATAAAAGAAGAATGGATAAGGCTTTATCAAAAGCCACCATCTGACCCCCATAAGCTAAAGTCTATAAACATGTTACAAAGTTGGGATCTACAATTTAAGAAAACAGGAAGCTCCTATACCGTTGGAATTACTCTAGGAAGATACGGTGCGGATTATTATCTTCTGGATATTTATCGACAGAAAGCGGATGTTGTAGATACAAAAAGAGCTATAAAAGATATGTCCAATTCTTGGTCAAATTGTCTCACAATATTAGTGGAAGACAAGGCTAATGGGCCAGCTATTTTGTCTATGCTCGGTAAAACCGTACAAGGGTTAATTCCTGTTTCTCCAGATTCCTCTAAAGATGAGCGCCTTCATTCAGTATCCCCTATATTTGAGGCTGGAAATTTTCACATTCCAGCAAACCATCCAGAGACTAAAAACATTATTGATGAGTTGACCACATTTCCCGCAAGCGCCAACGATGATATAGTTGACGCAATCAGCCAAGGGATAAACAGATTCCAAGAGCTGCGCGGGCTGGCTGCGCTCCAAGCGTATAGGTAAAAAGGAAAAAGAATGGAAAAGAAAAAGAAAGTAGAGATAGATGCAGAGGTAGTGTTAGATGGCTGGCAAAATGTTTCCACTGGCGTTGGTATACCTGGAAAAGATAAGACTTTATCATCTAGGGTAGCTTGGAGAAGAACAGACCAAAACTTGGCTGAAGCTCTTTTTTCTGGTGATGACTTAGGTGGAAAGATAGCTTCCGTCATACCATTTGATGGTACTAGGGAAGGAATTACTTGGCAGCTTTCAGGTGATGAAGAGGAAAGCAAAAGTGATATCGTTAAATTCTTGGATTCAGAGTTTGAGCGGTTGGAGGTTTGGAAAAAGTTCTCTTGGGCCTGGACATTAGCCAGAGTTTATGGTGGCTCACTTGTTTTAATGGTGGTCGACGATGGCGAGGCAGACCTTTCCCAGCCTATGAATCTTGACCGTGTAAGATCTCTTAAGGCATTACATGTAATAGATAGATGGGCACTTGACACTAGGTCGAGTGAAATTATTTCAGACTTGACTGACCCAGCCTATGGTACGCCTGAGTTTTACAACTATAATACCTCTACTGAAGCGGGGTTGAGTGCGGAATATATTAAGATTCACCACTCAAGAGTCTTACGATTCGATGGAATAGAACTACCAGTAAGACTATATAAAAAGAACGATTATTGGCACGATTCGGTTTACGGGCGTTTGTTAACAGCGATACGTAATTACTCCAACTCCCAGGACAGCGTACCAACAATTATTGCAGAGCTTAACCAACCTGTTTTTTCTATTGAAGGTTTGAACGAAGCTATCCAGATGGACCAAAGCGAGTTGGTAGTTTCCAAATTAAACTTTGTTAATATGATGAGGTCAACTTTACGTGCCATAGTCCTAGACGGTAAAGACGAGTTTGACTTTAAGCAGGTGGCAGTTAGTGGCGTTAAGGATTTGATTAACATTCCTAAAGAGCGATTAATAGCAGCTTCCAATATACCGCACACTAGACTTTTAGGAGAATCACCAGGCTCAAGTCTAGGAGAGCAAGGGCGTTCACAGCTTATAGACTACTATGATTATGTTTCAGCCAATCAGAAGATTACTCTTAAAGGCCCTATAAAAAGGTTAACTGAAGTTTTATTTTCTCAAATAGAAAGTGGAATGAATCTCCCCGAAAGTTTAACTTTCCAGTTTGACCCTCTATACCAAGATAGTCAGGAAACGATTATTCGAACTAGGCAAATGCAAGCGGATATAGATACTAAGTACATGGCGTCAGGGGTATATGATTCTTATGAAACCGCAGAGAATAGATTTGGCGCTGGCGAGTATTCTTTCGAGACAACCATAGAAGAAAAAGATAGAGATGATTTTGATCAAGATGATGTAGACGAAAATACCTCAGAGGAAAAGGAAAACGAAGAGGAAGAGGAAAATGAAGAGGAAGATAGTTAATGGCGAAAAAAAGGCGGTCAAAGCGCAGAGCACCGCCTAAACCAAGGCGGGCGATAAAAAAATACATGAAGTTCGAACGTGAGCTGATCCGTTTCCAGAAGGAAATGATTAGCGAGCTTCAAGAGATGGTTAAGCAGAGGATAGTCCCTCGGCTGAATGAACTTGCGACAACCAATAAGCAAAAACGCCTACAAACAAACCTCGATAATGATGGTAATGAGATGGAGTCGATAGTTGACTTGGTAGAATCGCAATTTCTAGGCAGGTTCTCTAGAAGGTTTATTAGAAGTAACATTAAACAGACTTTTCTAGGGCTAGGTGAGGATGTTACTAATGATCTTGCAATAGAATTTGGCGATCAAAGCCTATCAGTAGACTTGGATAGAACCATAGTAGATAACTCGGTTAGGAACTCTCTAGGTAAAATAGATGATCTTAATCGACAAGCTATTGGTAATATAAGGGCAGAGATTTCTCAGGGAATAGCAAATGGCGACCGTTGGGAGCAGATAGCTAAAAGACTGGTGAAGCCATTAACCTCAAAGCCAAAAAAGGGTGAGAAAGCAACTCCTTTTCAAAAAGCCGTAAGTAGAGCAAAGTTTATAGCTAGAAATGAAGTTACCTCTACCCTTGGAGAAATCAATAAACAAAAACAAAGTCAAGCAGGGATTCAGCTCTACCGTTGGCAGACTGCGGAAGATGAAAGGGTAAGACCTACGCACCAGGCTCTCAATGATGGTATCTATAGCTGGGAAGGTAAAGTAAAGGTTAATGGTGTCGAATATGAAATGGCGGTAGACCGTCAATACTCTGATAGCGGAACTATTCCAGGGGAGCCGTGGAATTGCAGATGTGTCGCAATACCGTATATTCCAGAGGTTGAATAGGGAAAATTATTCACTAGATAAAATTTGCATAGTGGTAAAATTATATTGTATTCTGGCCTTAACCTTAAGGGAAATAAAATGAAAAGTAATTTGGATTATATAAAGCTAGACATGGATGAAATGCCGTTGCAACCAAACGGTTTTTTAAATATTCTAGCCAACATTACCCGAACAGGTGTATTTACCTATTTTGAAAAATCTCCAGACGGAACCATAAAAATAATTCGTCAGCTCCGAGATCCCGAGGAAGTATTCGCAGAAAAAACTCTCGAAACATTAATTGGTCTACCCATCACAGAGAACCACCCTAAAGAACTTATTTCTCCTGAGAATGCAAACGATTTTGTTGTAGGCATGACAAGTGATCGGCCTAAAAAAATCCTACTGCCTGAAACGCAATCTGATTCTGAGGAATATGTCCAACAACTCCTGACGTTCTTCGACAAGCCTACCATTGAAAAGATCAAGAATAATGATAAAAGAGAGCTGTCTTTAGGCTACGAATGTTTTTTAGATGAAAAGCCTGGAGTCTGGAATGGCGTTGCTTATGACTATATACAAAGAGACATTAAATATAATCACCTTTCTCTTGTTGATCGTGCTAGAGGAGGTGCTGCCTGCCGAGTTCTCATAGACGGTGGCGACAAAGAAAAGGTTAAACAACATGTGCTATGCGATGGTTTTTCCATCGTTGATGAAAATAATGAAAAGGAAAAACCAATGAAAGTTATTCTGCATGATGGAAAGGAATACAAAGTAGAAGAAGAAGTCTATAATGTATTCTCCAAAATTCAAAAAGATCTTGATGGCCATCAAGCTATCGTCGATGACCAGAAGTCAAAGATTGATACGCTTACCGCACAGTGTGACGATTATAAGTCACAGATTGAGGACGGTAAAAAGACTGAAAAGGATGCCGAGTTCAATAAGGCGGTTCAAGCTAGGGTCTCTTTAGAGTCTAAAGCGAAAACTATTCTTGGAGATGAATCTTCCTTTAAAGGAAAAACTGATCTTGAAATTAAAAAGGAAGTTATCGTTAAGATGCGTCCTGAAGTAAAGCTGGATGGCTTGAGCGAAGACTACCTAAACGCCAGATACGATGTTTGCGTAGAAGACTTCAAGCCAAACCAAAAGAAAGATACCCAGACTATTGGTGATAGTATCAAAGACAAAACAGTTGTCTCTGATTACAAAACAGCCAGACAAAAAGCCTGGGAACGTGATCAAGAGCTATGCAACAAACCTGTATTGAGTAAATAAAAATAAAAGAGAGGGTTAGATAATGAGTGTTCAAACTACATATGCAGATACTCCCGCAGTGGGCTTTAACGGAATGCTTGCAGAGCAGTTCTCGTTACGACAAATTGACAGCGGAATCGCGGAAGGCGAACTAGGTTTAGGTGTGGCAGTGGTGGCTGGTACATCTGGCGAACAAGTCGTGGCTGCCGCTGCCGATGCGGCTGTTATGGGTATCGTAATTTACGGTACTACAGAAGAGAATCAGTCAGGTGATTTTACTTATCCTGATAAGTCTCAACTTCCAGTTCTTAGCAAAGGCCGCTATTGGGCAATTGCAAATGGAGCTTTGGCTATAGGTGCTGAAGCTGCTTATGATCCTGCTACTGGCAAGGTCGGTGCGGTATCTGGAGGTGTAACTACTCTAGCTTTCGGTGTAGCGAAATCGGCTAGTGCAGCAGATGGCGATCTAATCATTGTCGAAGTAAATTTCTAAAAAACTAAATTAGGGGAGTAGTAATATGAATAAATATAAAAACATGGATTCTGACGAAGGAATTTTTTTCGAAAAAGAATTGGAATCTATTAAGAGTCAGACCTACGACGTTTTGTACCCTGACCTTATGGCACGGCGCCTATTTCCATTGGACTCAACAACTGACACGGGTGCGAATACAACCACCTATCAGTCGTGGGACCATGTTGGTATGGCAAAATTAATTCACCATTACGCAATGGACCTTCCTAACGTAGAAATTTCTGCAAAGGAAACCACTCGAAGAATTTATGGTGAAGGTGTTGCATTTGGTTATTCCATCCAAGATATCAGAGCGGCTCGCTTTGCTGGCAAGCCTTTGGAGCAAAGGAAAGCCAACGCTGCAAGGCGTCAACTAATGCAGCTCGAAAACAAGCTTGCATTTGATGGTGATGCCACAACGGAAATTCCAGGTTTTGTCAACAATGCCAATTTTAACGCTGTGACTCCAGTCGATGGAGCCGGTGGCACTACTGATTGGGCATCTAAAACGCCAGATGAGATTATCAAAGATGTCACTAACATGACAACAATGATACGTGATACCACCAATGGCGTGGAAGCTCCTAACGTGCTTTTGCTTCCTGAGGCGCAGTACACTCTGATCTCTACTACGCCAAGATCGAGTACTAGTGACACCACGATCTTGAATTTCATTCTTTCAAGCAACGCTTGGATTTCTGAAATCGTTCCAGTCTACAACCTTAAGGGTAAAGCTCCAGCTAGTGGTAGTTATGACTCTGAGGACGTAGCGATTTTATATGATCGAAGTAAAGACAAGCTATGGTTGGAAACCCCTCAGGACGTGGAATTTTTCGCAGCTCAAGAGAAGGGTCTTTTCTACGAAATTCCAGGTCACATGAGAACGGCAGGCGTCATTGTTGCGTATCCGAAAAGTGTTGCACAGCTAAACGGTATTTAAAATATATTTTAATTTATGTGATCACACAGGTTTTGATCACACAAAAAAAGGACCAGTATGTTAGTAGAAAATTCAGAACCTTGTCATAGGTCTATTGGCAGCCTTTATTTGCAGCCTGGTTGCAATACGGTTAAAGACGCAGAGTGGGAGAGGTTAATGGACAACGGTTATAGAAGGTCCGTTAGCAAATTGATAGATGCAGGAATATTAATCGTGCATGAATCACTTAAACCAACTCAAGCCCTTGTTGCCAAGACCTATGATATGGAACTTTTAGAGGATTGGTTGTCAGAGGCTAAAGGCCCTTTGAAGGGGGCAATCAAAAAGCAGATAAGTTTATTGTCTGATACGGAAGAGAAGGCTAGTTAATATGGCTAAAGAAGATGTTACACCTGCATATGTAGACCTGATTACATATAACAAGTATACAAGCCGTACTTCTAATAGTACGGAGTTTGATGCTTTGAAAGATATGTATACGGTTTATATGAACTCTAACGTCTACTCTGTTCCAGACCAGAAGTACACCCACGGTTTAGCTCTATTAATAGCGCACTATTATGCTCTTGATGATACGACAGTTCCAGATAATGGGACTCCTGGTGATGATATAAACACAGGAGCCGTATCAAGTGAGTCGGTTGGTGACGTTTCAATAGGCTACGGTGGCAATATTCCTTCCTACGATAATATTGAAGGTTGGAAAGCTTGGCTTGCAAAAACAGGTTACGGACAAGAGTTTGTTTTTCTTCTCCGAACCTATCGCCCATCACCGCTTGTAACAGGATAACCGAATGCGTTTTAACCCTAGATTTACTGAGACAATCACCATGTTTTATAGAACTGGTGACTCGTATGTTGATGGGTATTTTGTTCCAGGCGTGGAGGCAAGCGAAGATATCATTGCTTCTGTTCAACGCCTTCAAATGAGGGAGAGGCAGCTTCTCCCAGAAGGTTATCGAGCCAGTGAAACTTTAAAAATTTATACAGAGGTGGCGCAGATCCAGACTATTCAAAACGATGTAGATCCTTTAATTGATTCTGCGGAGTTTGAATATAAGGGTAAGCGCTACACTAGCCTTGCAAGCGAACGCTGGGACTACCTAATACCGCACTATAAGATAACGGTGGTAGCAACAGATGGCTAAAGATGTAGAGGTAAAACGAAATAGGCAAGCGGAAAAAATCCTAAACGATCTTTTAACCAGTGATGACTTTGTTAAAATTGGAATCCTAGGCAAGCCTGACAATAATAGCATTACATTCAGAACGCAGAAAAAGACTGCCAATGGTAGTAGGACTCCTTTATCTGTAGGTCAAATTGGTTTGATACATGAGTTTGGTTTAGGTAATGTTCCGCAGAGATCTTTTTTAAGGTCTACATGGGAAGATGAAAGGGTAAAATTACTTGCTACTCTTGGCAAGCTCGCAAAAAAAGAAGCTAAAAGCAACAACCCTAAGATGGAACGTGTCATGGCGGTCTTAGGTAATTACATGGTTGGTAAAGTAAAGCAGAAATTTACCAAAAATAATTGGGAAAAATTAAAAGACCCAACGCGAGGCGGGAAAAATAAAGACGGTCTAGCTACTCCACTAGTAGATACTGGACAATTAAGAGCGTCAATTTCATATGAGGTAGTTAGCAATGACTCTACTTCTCCAAACAGTTGATGATGCTTTAAGGCAATCAATCTTGAGTGCTGGTAGTAATACCAACGTTATTTTTTATTACCCAAATGCACCTCGTCCAGAATTTCCCTATACAAGCATTCAATCATTAAGTGACGGCTTGGAAATAGAGGACTGGACAGACTTTGATAATAACGACGACTTAAATAAAACATACGGCTATCGAAATCTAATATATACGCTAAACTTTTATGGCGACAATGCTAGGCAAGAGGCTTCCGTAGTCCAAGGGAATATTAGGAAGCAAAGTATACGGCAACAGCTTAGAGCCGATGCAAACTCTTCCATTAGAACAACAACCGTTCCGCTGGACTTAACTCAGTTGGTTGACAGTGACTTTGAAAAAAGATTCACTTTAGATATCACTCTTAACGTACCAGTAGAAAATGGAACGAGTGTTGATGATACGGGTTACTATGATAAAGCAGATGTAACATGGTCTAATAGACCGCCAGATTAATAATAGGGGAGGGCACTATGCCTGAAATATCGGAAATTGTGGACGTCACCATAAGCGTTCAAAGTTCAGCCCTTTCCAGAAAAGGGTTTAATAGTTTAATGATTGTTGGTGATGCCGATGACTTTGATTCTGGTTTTGCCGAATACGAAGTTAGGAAATACACCAGCTATGCTCAAATTTCGGCTGACACTGATATTCTAGATGGAGACTTAAAAGATAGAGCGCAGGTATCCTTCGCTCAATCGCCAGCCGTACCAGAACTTTATATATCCAAGGTTGACAATACAAAAGTCGCTCAGGTTGGAGATGTCGATCTTGTAACCGGAAATTTTGCACCAGGGAGTAGTACCTGGGAAGTGTTGTATAACGGAACGCCTATATCTGGTTCTCCCGTTCCCTATACCGCATCGTTTGAAGTAACTATGGGAAATGTAGCTACTGCACTTCAAGCAGACGCAAGAATTGCAACGGCAGTTTTTAATGGATCGGACACTATAACCGTTACAGGCGAAGAATCTAGTGGGACGTTTGAAATACAAGTGAATGACACTTTCCAAGGTGATGATTCTACTTTTAACGTGACTACACCTGGAAACCCTGGTTTAACTTCTGCGTCTCTTGACGCTATTGCAAGTAATAACAATACATGGTTTGGCTATGCTCAAGTATTCGAGGACGTAGCTGACATTCAAACAGCCTCGGCATGGGTTGCGGCAAATAAAAAGTATGGGTTCTTTTTACAGACTGGCTTTAATGCCAATATGAATTTGAATTCCAACTACTCTTGTTTGTGGTATACGGACAATTCTTATTCAGGCGTAGCCAGACCGTTAGAGGTAGCGCTTGCCTCAAGGGTTCTTGCTCTAGTTCCTGGTTCCTATACAGCGGCTTTTAAAAGTCTTGAGTTGGTGTCAACCACTCAATTAACTGCCACTCAAGAGAGCGATCTACGAAATGAAGATGTAAACCAGTATTCCGTAGTAGCAGGCGAAAGTATTACATGGAACGGGGTTACTTCAAACGGCTCGTGGATTGATCTTTATATAGGCGTGCTTTATCTAGAAGCTAGAATTGAAGAGGATGTTTTCGCAACGATTAAGGCTAGAGATAAAGTACCATTCACAAACGATGGTATTAATTTGATTGTTGGTGCGGTTCAAAATAGGTTGCAACAATCAGTTGATGAGCAATTCCTAACAGATGATCCAGCTCCAGTGACAAGCGCTCCACTCGCTAGTGAAGTGAATGCCACGGACAAGTCTAATCGGTTGTTATCACCTGTCACGTTCACTGCCTACACGGCTGGCGCGATTCAAACAGTTAAAATCAACGGTATCGTTGTAGCCTAAAAGGAGGTGATACTATGACAATGAGAACATTTGATCCTAAAGAAGTCTCTGTAATATATGGACCACTTATATTAAGAGGTTTTTCAGAGGATAAAATATCAATCGTTAGAGATAACCCAGCGTGGGAAATGGTTATAGGTGCAGATGGTGAAAGCACTAGAGTCAAGTCGAATGATAGATCGGGAACGATTACATTGACTCTTCAGCAGTCCTCGCCAAGTAACGATGACCTTTCAACAGTTGCCTTAGCTGACGAAACGTCTAACGGAGGTCTGCTACCTTTATTTATAAAGGACAATTTAGGGACCACCGTAGCAAGCGCGGCATCTGCTTATATAGAGCAGATACCAGAGGCTAGCTTTGGTAAAACGCAGAACGATAGGGTTTGGGTACTAAAGACAGACAACCTAGTTGTCTTCCTTGGTGGAAACGCATAATAATTTAGGGGCCAGTATGAAAGAAATAAGTATAAACGGTAAGGTTGTCACCGTTACAAAGTTTGGGGCGGTCGAAGGTTGGAAGTTATTACACAAGCTAATTTCCACCGTCGGCCCCTCCATTGCTGAAGTTACGGACGATCATATAGCAGAGGCTACCAAGATGCTGTTTGATAAGATGGACGAAACCCAAATGATTGCTATGTTGCAGCAATTACTTGGAGTCTGTCTAATAGATGGTAGAAAGGTAGACTTCCAGACGGATTGTCAGGACTATATGTTTACCTTAGAGATTTGTAAGGAAGTCATAGAATATAACTTTAAGGACTTTTTTTTGGGCGTAGTTCAGCAGGTGACAGGTTTGTTAAACAAGTAAAAGATAACGAGCTAGTTAGCTACGGCATCGATAAATTTAAAGTTGATTTTTTTCTATGGCGGCCTGTTCAAGCGGGCCTTATTAGTTTTTCGGAACTAAAAAACGATATGAATTTTGAGGATTTATTAGACGCCCATGAACTTCTTGACATACGTGACCAGGTGGAAGAAGTCAGGGATAAAGAGCAAACGATTAGATCGGGAAAATAAAGATGGCTGAAAATAAAAATGTACTTAGAGAGATGTTTGTCAAGGTCGGCCTAATTGGTGATGATAAAGCCAAGAAGTCTTTGAAAGGTTTTAAGAAAGCCTTAAAAGGTATAGTAGGAGACTTTAAGGCATTTAGAGCGCATGTTTCAGCACTCGCCGTATCTAAAGCTTTCGGTTCTTTAACAAGGCTAATAGGTGCTACGACCTCTGCATTAAAGGGACTTATAAAAGAGTCATCCACATTAGCCTCAGTTCAAGAGGATGCAGAGCGAGGATTAGAAACCGCACTTAGGCTGGCTGGTGATTTTAGCGAGTCATCATTTGCAGGTTTTAAAAAATTCGCCTCTGAGCTGCAAGAAGTTTCCCGTATAGGTGATGAGGTTACACTAGGTCAATTAACCTTAGCTAAAAATATGGGAGCCACTGACGACCAAGCTAAAGACCTAGTGACAAGCGCTGTTAACCTTGCAGAGGCTTTAAAAATAGATGTGTCCGCAGCTACCAAATTAGTTGGTCGCACGCTCCAGGGCGAAGCTACTCTATTTAAACGCTATGGTTTAGATCTATCCCATATTTCGGAAGAAGGTTTAAGAGCTGGCGAGGCGTTTAAATTTATAAACAAACAGTTTGGCGGCATAGCAAAAAAGAATCTAAACTCCTTTAGCGGAGCCTTAGACCAGCTCAGTAATAGCTTTGGCGATAGGCTTGAAGAAGCAGGTGCGCCTTTAAATGAAGTTATGCTGCCAGCATTAAAGCAGCTCCGATTAGACTTAGATAAAATGACTCCAACTTTTAAAAAGTTCGGTCAAACTATGGCTACAGCCTTTGGTGTATTCGAAAGAATGTTTAATGCCCTTGGCGGTACTGATGCCTTTGGAAAGATAATAGATAGAGTTGGAAGATTTCTTTTAGATATGGCTTTGCTTTTCGAGGATTTCTTTTACTTTCTTGCTGGCGAAGATTCATTTCTTGGAAAAAGATTAGGTGGAAAAGGAATAGGAGCTGCAATATCAGATGGTCTAGGTAAAGCTATGGCCGCAGTTACACCTACAATTCTAGGTGTCATTGGTGATACTATTATAAGTTTTGGTAGCACTATAGGCTCGATGATAAAGAAGTCTCTTTTTGGAGCAATCGAAGCCGTGGCGCTAACTATAAAATACCAATACCCTTGGTTAGCGAAGGCGTTAAGTTATTTAGGTGATTCTAAATATGGTACTAGTTCTGCTACGAAAGGCGGCAGCTCTAGTAGTAGCACGTCCAATGTTAACACTTTCAATAATTCAGTCTCTCAAAATGTAAAAGTCTATACACCACAAGCGGCAGGTGCATTAAGTAGAGACTTATCTTTAAGTAATAGCGCCTTTAAATCCACTCTTGGAGTAGCGTAAAATGCCTGTTTATAACTTAAGGTCGATAAGTGAAAGCGCTCTAGCAAAGCAGCCTTTAAAATTGATTGAGCTTAAAGACGGTAAGCCAG